TATTTTATTCATAATTACATGTGCTTATATTTGATCCTTTTATCTCTGGTAATGTCCTATAATTTACTAACTGACAATTATTCAAATTATTCAAACTCGCATTCTCTAATGGATTTCTAACAACTTTATTACATTTATTTGTTTTATTATCTATTCCCATCAAATTACTCTCCAAATCTACTAAATTACCATTATATAATGATACATTATTCCCTCCTACTTGTCCTAATTCTATCCTACATTTTGAACAATTATAAAATTTACCTGGATATAACATATAATTTAATGGACTTGTGCTCTGTTTTAATGCTTTATTATAAGCACATTCATCATAACTCAATCTTGTTAATGACATCTATTTAATTATATTTATTAATTAATATATCATTTTATAATATTTTATTTTTTTTTAATTTTTTTAATACTTCTCTTTTTATTTAATTATTTTTAATTATTTTTTTTATTATTATTTTATTATTTTACTTTAATTATTATTTTTATAATCTTGGAACAGTTAATAATGCATTATATAAGTCTAATGCCCTAGGATAATAAAAAACACATGTATTACACTTATAATATTGAGCATCATTACCTAATGCATTTATAAAATTAAAAAAATAATTTGCACAATCCATTGATAAATAAAATGCACTATTCGTATTTTCTATTCCATTCTGAATAAATATAAAATCATTTCCACATAATACTAATCCTTTATTTACACACTCATACTCTGCAACTCCTGAAACACATCTTAATTGATATGATTTTCTTATTGTTCCTGTAAAATCTAATATTTTCATTAATTCTAATCTATTCGCATTAAATATATTCCTTATACAATTCGATATTCCCTGATCTGTTATATTTGCACAATTATTTGTTAATGATAATAATACTGTTGGAACATAATTATTCATATTATAAATATTCATCCTTTATATTCTTTTATATAATTATTATTTATATTATAATAATTATATTATTTATTTCTCTTTTTTTTATCTTTTTTATCTTTTTTTTTTCTTTATATATTTTTATTATTGTATTACTTCGCTTATTTACTACCTACTTTACAACTCCTTAAATAATTTATATTTCTTGTTATAACTCTACTATCTGCTCCTCCTCTTACCCATCCTGTTGGATTCGCATTATTTCTATAATATTGTATCATCTCATCTACATTTCTTGTTAATGGTTCAAATCTATTTATTGTTATTCCCGTTAAATCTAAATTTCTTCTACAATCCCTTGTTAAAACTCCTCCTCTTGTTTTAGGTTCATGTCCTCCAACCGGAATATCTCCACTAGATAAATCTGGCGTTGTTATTATTGATCTCTGATTCAATAATTTTGAGGCTTTACTCCTTGTTTTTGTGCATATATTACCATCTAATCCTGATATCATTGATGACTCTTTATCTATAAAAACATTATAATCACCTAAATTACCATTCTGTTGAATACCTAATTCACCTATAGCATCTAAATAATTCTTTCTTGATCCTCTTAAATACGGATTCAAATTATACTCTAATATATTATTATTCATTTTATCATACATTTCTATCTTTGCATCATGATTTAAATCTGATTTATTTGAATACTGTGATTTTAACATTATATACTATATAAAAATATAATATTATTTATTTTTATATTTTTTTCTTTTTTCATTTTTTTATTTCATTTCTAAGGCTCCGCATACGTTTCTGGATTCCATGGAGTAGCACAAAACATTGTCTTCTCCTTACATGTCGGTCCTTGTCCATATAACCACTTCGCAAACTTTGTCTGATCATTCGGTATTGTTGTTGCTGGCATTGTATAATATTGTCTCTGTGAATTATTCTTTCCATATACATCACTTACATCTCTAAACAAATTTATATTGAAATTATCTTCTATCTTCTCCTTTATCTCTTCATTTGGCTTACATGCTCTTGCTTTATTCTTCGGATCCGTTATTAAATTTATATTCATAAATGGATTACTCGGTGATGGTTGTGTGCATCCTATCGTTTTCGTATAATCCTCTAACTCATTATACGAATTGAAATATAATTCTAATGTATTCTTATGATATTTATATATAAATATTGTGAATGCTGCTACTACTATTGGTAAAAATAAATAATTTAAATTGTTACTTATGAAAAATAATACAACACCCAAATAAACACTCAATCTTACTATTGCATTTAATTTTTCTATCACATTCATCTCCATTGTTGGAAAAAACTTATAAAATTCATCTCCACCAAATAATACTTTTATTGGATTATCTAACCAAAACATTATTTATTTATTTTATATATCATTTAATTATACTTTTTTTTATATAATTAAATCTTATTATTTTTGTTATTAAACTTTTTTATTCTTTTATTTCTATCTTATTCATTTTTATATTCAAAATATTTATTTTTTATTATATTTTATGATTTTTATTTATTTTTTGTCATTTTCGCCATCTTTCTCTTTACCTTTCTACTTGATACTCCTCCCATTCCTCCTAAATTCATTCCTCCCATCATCTGTGCTAATCCTCCTAATGCTCCACCTAATCCTCCTAATCCTCCACCCATCTTTCCTAAACCTCCTCCCATCATCTGACCCATCATATTCTCTGCCTCCTTAAATAATTGACTCTGATCTATATTTCCTGATTTCATCTTATTATCTATTTTTTGAACTACTTTTCCTATTAAATTACCCAAATTTCCTAATGCTTTTGCTGGATCTTCTCCCTGATTCATATTCTGTTGATCTTGTGTATTCTCCTGATTCGTTTCACCCTGATTATCTCCCGTTCTATTACTATTTTCTTGTTCTTTATTATTATTTTCTTGATTTGTATTACTATTATTATTCGTTTGCTGTCCTAATGCTCCAAATAATGATGAAAATAATTTAGATGGATCTCCTACATCCTCTGGTTTTACTTCCTCACTTATCTCTTTCGCTAATTTTCCTATAAATGAATTCTCTATAAAATCTGGTATCTTTTCCTGCTTATTATTTTCTTTATTCTTCTTCTTTCTCTTATCATTCTTATCTTCAGATTGCTTTGCATATTCCTCTTCTTCTACCTCTTCCTCACTACTTGAAGAATCTCCACTATCTTCTGATATATGATCTGGATTTGAACATTTCTTATAATTACTTACTAATATCTCATACATTCTTTCATCTATATTCTGTAACATACTCTGATAATATTCATCTGTTGTATAATTTTCTATCTTATCTCTAAATAAATTCCCATCATAACCTATCTGATATAAATTATTTAATGTCTGCCATACTATCGGTATTACTATCATCTTCCTATCTACTTTTATTAATTTACTAAATCTTAATCTCCTTAATACATGAACACCTTTATATTTATATTTAAATGCATCTATATTTAACGATGCTACATCATCCATAAATGGTAATATATTTACTATAAAAAATTCTACCTTATCTTTATCCTCAAATTCTTTTATCCTTAAATCTCTATACTTCTCTCTTACTATATTATATAATTCTTCATACTTCTTATTGAATTGATCTAATTTATTCTCTACTTCTGACATTATATATATATATTTATTATATATAAAGTCTTTAAATTATTTAACCTAATTTTTATTTTTTATTAAACGAAATTATTCAAATATATATTATCCCTATTACACCTTTGCACATTTAAATAAATTTATTATTATATTATAAATTTATTATTTTATTAGATTACTTCCTAATTTATTTCTATTTATTTGTTTTGTTCTTTTTGCCATCTCTCTGATAAAACAACTAATATCTGAAAATATTTCCAAACAGCTTCCTTACTATCTGAATCCATTACGGTCCATAAATTTCTTAAATTTAATGCCTCTGTTAAACTAACATATTTATTTTCCTCAAAATCATCTATCTTATTATCCTTCGTTAAATCTAAAAAATATGACTCATCCTTATTCACTATATATTCTCTATAGGGTAATGCATATTTTACAAATCCTTCCACTATCAATCTTGGATTCGCTTTCCTTAATAACTCTATCTTCTCTTTCATTACAATTATTTGTTTCTCTTTCGGAAATAAATCTATTAATTCCTCTAAGAAACTCGCTAATTGATTATTAAAAGCTGTTAATGTTGTCATATATATTTTATCTATATATTTATCTTTATATACTTTTAACTAATTTATTTATTATTTAACTTTTTTTTTTATATTTATCTAAATATTTTTCTATTTTAATTATTTAATATTTTTCTATTTTTTTTATTATTTATTATTTTTTCTTTTTATAAAAAAATTTATTTATTTTTTATTTTAAGTTCTTTGTATTCCTACACTTATTCCTCTATCTCTTTCTGCCATATAACTCTCTAAAGCTTTACCTAAATCACCTTTTAATTTCTCTTCATTCTTTTTATCCTGAGGTGTTGGTATCCCTGAATTTTGTCCTATACTCCCATTCGTTCCATCTATAAAATTAAATCTATGACTCATTGGTGAATTATCATTTAAATTTGAAAATGAATCTGACCAACTTGAACCCATACCATATGGATCATATGATAATATCTCTCCTGGATTTTGACTATTTTGTGCATTCATCATTGGTTGCTTTTGCTGTTGTTCTTGCTGTTTCTGTGCTACTAAACCCTTTATATGATTATTCTTTAAATTTAACCATGTCAATACATCCTTACCTTGCCATGAATTTAATTGATTATTCTCTTTTATTATTACTGCTGGAACCATCTTAATATTTGAAGGTATTGTAAATCTTTTATCTTCTATCTTTACTTTTTTTATCATATTCGTTATAAGTTGAAAATCTGAACTACCTAATAAATCTAATAATTGGTTACAAAAACTACACTTATCACTATATATTAATATATATTGACTACTCATTTTTTTCTATTATTATAATTATATTTATATATTTTTATTATATGTTTCTTACTCAAAAAAAGTTTTAAATAAAAACGTAAAATATTTAATTTTTTATTTTATATTTATTAAAAATTGATTTAAAAAAATAAAGATTATATTATATAAATAATATATTATTAATGACTGATATTAAAAAATCTTCTTCTAAAAAAAGCACTTCTAAATCTGATAAAATTATTAAAGCTAAAAAAACTTCTAATTTATTTGATAATATTAATGAATCTGATTTTAATCTAACTTTTACTCTTAATAATATCAATATACCTATCGGTATGGCTAATGCTATTCGTAGAATTATGATCGCTGAAGTTAATATTATCGCTATCCATCCTAATGATATCAACTTTTCCGAAAATAATACCAGTTTCCATAATGAATATATTTCTCATAGATTATCTTATATTCCTATTATTAATTCTGATCTTATTATAAATTCTTTTGAAAATATTTCCTTTCAATGCAATGAATTTAATGATTCATTTGATCTTAAAGATATTACTATCAATAATTTTAATATATTTTCTGATAATAATGATATTAATGTAAATAATCTCTTTGTATATCCTAATACTCTTATTACTACCCTTAAACCTGGTGAAAAAATTAATTTTGAAGGTAAATTAAAAATGTCTAACTCTAAAAAAGATGGTGCTAATTTTAATCCAACCTCTGTTTCAATCTATACCTTCCCTCTTGATACTGATGCTATTAATAAAACTATTGCTAATCTTAATAAAGACTCTGATGAAATTTTTGAATTCCAAAAATTAGGTTCAAACCGTCTTTACCTTAAAAATGATCTTGATGAACCTATCGCTTATAATTTTAATATTGAATCTATTGGTTCCCTAAAACCTAAACAAATCGTAACTTTATCTATGCAATCTCTTATCGATAAATTACAATTAATTATTGACTCTATTAATGAAAATAATAATGAAATTATTAATATTTTTAATTCTAAAAATCTTATGCAAGCCTATGACTTTAAAATTGAACATGAAGATGATACACTTGGTAACTGCATTACTAGTTATTTATTTAAAAGATCTGATGTTAAATATTGTGGTTATTTTATTCCTCATCCTTTTGATGAAAATATCGTTATTCGTATTGAATTAAAAGAAAATAATACTATGGAAAATGCTATTAAAGTTTTTATTGATAATTGTCTTGATATACAAAATATTCTTAAAGATATGATCAATAAATGGTCATAGTTTATTTTTATATATTATATTTTTTTTATACAATAAATACTATTAAAATATTGATATCATCATATTAATATTTTATTTTTACATCTATTCAAAAAATCTATTTTTTATATCGATCCATTATTATATCATACAATAATAAAAAACTCTTAATTCCCATCATTATTCCTATTGTTCCTAATAATTTTATATCACTTTTATTAATTTTATATTCTTTATCATCTTTATGATCACTTTGCATATCATTAGAATCTTTTTCATCTATATCTTCTATATCTTCTATTTCTTCTATGTGTTTTATTATCAAATTTATTAAATTTATATATAATCTATTATTTAACATTCTATTATTTGTTAAATAATATTTATAATAATTTTGTAATTTATTCTTTATTATATATAATTTTATATATTTATCATCTATATCATCAATATCTGTTACCATATATTCTAATTTTATTATTATACTTGATTCTAAACTCTCATCCTTATATATCAATGATTCTATATTATCTTTAATGATATAATTTCTCTTACCTAATACACTATTATCTATATATATTTTTTCTCCTTTTATTATTATATAAATACTCTTAAATTTATTCGGTAATATTATAAATATATCTAATATATCCATATTCAAATATATAGGTTCTATCTTTGATTCTTTATTCGATATATAATATATTATTGATGAATCTAGATAATAAACTTTTTTATATTTTTCTCTTAATTTACTTATAAAATAATCTATCAATATATTTATTCTTCTATTAGTTACTTTGGATATATATTCTATTTTATATAGATTTTTATTATATTTATTCCATTTATAATTTAATAATGGTAACCTTATATTTATTGGTAATATATCTATCATTCTTTATATTACATCATTTTTTATTTTATAATTTTATTCTTTTATTTCAAAATACATTTAATATTTTTAATTATTACTAAAAATATTTTTTTATAAATTTATCTAATCTAATTATTTTTATATAAATATAATCCCATTATTGTTCCTAATATTAATATTACCGGTAATTTAAAAAATGTATTAAATACTGCAAATATAAAATATATGATTGATATACATATTACAACATATAATAATAATTTATAATCTGATAAATACTTCTTATTAAAATTTAAAAAATTCTGTTGTATATGTGCTACCTTCTCATTTCTTAATAAATTTGGTATTGAATCTTGTAATGTCATCTTTTACTATTATTTTAAATTGCTTCACTTATTATATTTATTATATCTATATTTTATTATTTTTTTTTTACTTATTCTATAAAATTTTTATATATATATTTTTTATTTAATATATAAAATTCTTCTAATATATTTTTTTTTTTCTTATATTCATTATAAATTATTTCTATTTTAGTTATTAATATCTTTGAATTCTTTAATATATCTAATACATCTTTATATTCTATTCTTGATAATTCCTTCTTTTTTCCTATTTCTCGTATTTCTTTTATTAATTTTATATCCTCTTTATCTATTTCATTTATATTTTTTGTCTTTTTTTTATAATAATCCATATATAAATTATGTAAGTATCTACAAAATTTTCTATATACTCTCTCTAAAAATATAAAATCTTTATCAAACTCTTCTCCATTAAATAAGATAAATGTATATATATATTCTACACATTCATCCCTATATTTAAAATAATTTTTTACTATATTTTTATAATGATATACTAAATCATATATATAATCATCCGTATATATTATATTTATTTTCTCTGTTTTATTATCAATTATTACATATCCATAATTTTCATCTAAGGTTTCCTTTTTTAATATCATTTCCAACTGATATTTATTGTAAAATTTATATTCATTATTTATTTGTATATTATATTTTTTACATAATTCATTTATTATTTCATTCCTTAATATTAATTTATTATCTTCATCTATCATATGAGAAAAATATATACCATTTTTATTATTTATATTATTATCTTCATCTTTTATATCTATATAATAATTTATTAATGGATCTACAAATAATAAATATATTGTATATTTTTTATCTTTAAATCCTTCTAAAAAATTTATAAAATTATCATAATTTATATAAGAATTAATTATTTTATTTATTTTATTTAAGAATATATTTTCTTGTTGTATAAATTCACAACTAGAATTAAAAATCCATGTGCTATTCTTATTTCCTATAAACCATTTATTATTATAATAAAAAAATCTTAATAATACTCCTTCTCTATATTTTTGAAATATCTTCTCATTTATATTTTCTAATTCTTCTATAAATTTTTGTCTTTCTTTTTTAGAATATTGTTTTATATCATAAAAACAATTTGATATTATATTAAATTCTTCATTTATTATTAAACTTTTATGTTTTTCTGTATTCAAATAATATAAATTATCATCTAATTTATATATCTTTATTGATTGTTTTGAATATTTATATTTTTTAAAAAATTCTTCTATATCTTTATATCTTGTATCATTCTTTATTATTCCATATAATTCTTTTAATTTTATACATAATAATTTATTACTGATTGGAAAATCATCTTCTTGTATTTCTATATTTATATTATTTATTGATTGATTTGCATAATCATTATTCATAATATGTATATATACTATATCAATTTACCTTTAAGTAATTCTTAATATAAAAATAAAATAGTATTATTATATATATTATTATTTTTATAATGAGTAGTATTCAAAATATTATAACTAAACATAATATTGAATCTAATATACAATTGCAACCAATGAATACTTTGAATGTATCAAATATTGATTTATCTAAAGAATTAAAAGAAAAACAAATTTTACCATCTGAAATTATAAAGAATGATATAAATGAAAATAATAATAATAATTCTAATAATGAAAGTATTAATATTTTTGCTAATAATACTGAACCTATTTATATTGAAAATACTGAATTAACACCTCAATACGATCTTCTTTTTGATGAAGATGAAATTTATATTAGAGATCTTGAAAATAATCTTTTAAGTAAAAGAAACATTGATGATCAAAGCTTCAAATATGTTCAAGATGAAGTTAAAAATGAAGTTATGAAAATTATTGAAGTTAAAAAATTAGGTGACTCTATTCTCAAATCCAAATTTGATTTTAATATTAAATCTATCCTTGATAATCATTTTAATAATATTGAATGGATTATTCCTGTGATTGACGATAAACAAGTTTATTTTACTAAATTAAGTGAAGATGAACAAGAATATATTGAAAACTCTGATGAATCAAATAATAATGATAATGAAATCTTTACATCTTTAAAAGATCAACGTGATCCTAATGGATTAAAAGTTACTGATCAACGTATTCATCTTATTAAATTAACTGAATTAGAAACTGATTTTGAAAATGGTAAATATAATTTAAGTGAATATCTTTCTAAAAAAAATGATCTTCTAAAAACTTATATTTTACCTGATAATAAAAATGGTTATGATATCGTATCTAATCAACATTTTAATGCTCTTAGATATATAGATATTAATACTATCCATTGGGAACAAAGATTTGTTAATGAACCTCTATTTACTCAAATTGAAATTAAAGATGATAAAAATAAAACTAAATTTATTCAAAAAAACCTTTTAGTCCCAGGTGAAAAAGTTAATATTGTTGGTTTTGTTATTCTTGCTAATAATCAAAATAATATTTTTGATATCTTTGATTCTTCTTTCAGAATTGGTAGTATTGGATTTTTAGGAAATGCTCAACAAATTATTATTGGTAAAAATACTAAAATTATTATGAATAATCATAAACTTAATACAGATGATCAAATTTATATTAATAATAGTAATTCTATTCCAGAAATAAACGGTATTTTTAATATTACTGTTATATCTGATAATGAATTTTATATTAATATTGATACTTCTAATGGATCGAATGGAACTTATGCTGATATTTATACTAATTTAAAACTTAATCTTAAAACTTATAACATTAATAAAAAATTAGATATTTCTCCTTCATTTAATAAAAATGATCTATCTCATCCTAAATTAATCCTTTTTAATTCATTTAAAGTATCTGAAAATAATCTTAAAGATATTCTTAAAAATATTATTCCATCTATTGATGATATACTTAATGATCCTTTTATTAATAATTATATTTCTAAAATTCAATATCTACATCAACTTACTAAAATTTTTAAAAAATATAATATTAAATATAATGATTTAACTCAAAATCAATACGATTATATTAAAAATATTATTGGAACCAATATCTTAAATAATTCTAAAATATTATCAAATAATGATATTAAAACTATTTATAATAAACTTAATCTAAAAATTTCTAATGATCCTTTAAATAATAGTATCTATTCTTATGATAATCTTAATAACTCTCAAATTAAAAAATATTATGGTGAATATCCACTTTATATGTCTCCAAATGATTCTTTAGCAAATCGTATCTTATGGGTTGAATCTCATATCGATAAGGGAGAAATATTTTATAATATTATTCTTAAAAATACTAAAGATTTTGATAAAACTTATAAAAATAAAGATAAAGATATTAAAGATATTAATAATATACTTGCTAAAATTAAAGAACCTGAAGGATCTAATTTATTAAATAATTATAAAATTAGAATTATTGATATTTTTGATTCTATTCATAAAGCTCCTAATAATGTTGCACCTCCTTTACCATCTGATAAAATTTTAGTAAATAATATTTTATATAATATCTCGTATAATGATAAAAAAACATCTTATTCTGAAAATAGTGATGAATGGGAAAATGGAGATAAAGCTTTATATATTCAACCCCTTCATTCTGAAGAATATATTTATGATAGTAAAAATAAATTATGGAAATTTAATAAAAAATTAGATCCTTCTTATAAAAGATTAATTCAATTCTGCTCTAATAACAATTACATTATAAATAATAAATGCTTCTCTCAAAATGATATGGATCTTTTAATTGAAATTAATGATTTTAAAAATTTATCTATTTTACCAGATAATATGAATGAAAAATTAAATAAATTATTAGAAGGATATAAAAAAATTATTGAAATAAGAAAAGATAATTTAAATAAAAATGATGATAAAGTTAAGTCTATAGATCAGGAATCTAAATTAGAAGATGTTGCTCTTACTGTTAAGAGAATTTTAGATATGATTAATACTATTAAAAATGATGAAATTAAATTATATTTAATTAATAAACTTATTATTTTTGATGGAATCACTATTCATAAAAAAATATATTCTAAAAAATATGGATCTTATTTAATTTGTGGTCATTATCATTATCTTATTGCTATAAATAATACGGATAATAATGAAGAAAAATTTAATTTAAATGAAAATATGCTTACTGAATTTGGTGATGATGGTGATAATGATACATCTAATATTTATTGTAAAATTTGTTCTACACCAATTGGTATTTTAAAAGGAGATGATGTTGTTGGTTTTGATACACAAGGACATGCTATTAGAGAAAATGATTTATTAGATAGTGATATCATTAAAGGTCAAATATATAAAGAAACGAAAAAAAGAAATGGAGAAATTATTAAAAGTTTAAAAATTAATGATAAATCTGTTATCAGTGATTTTATTGGTTTAAATATTAAAATTGATGATATTACTATCACTATTATTAATGCTATTGATACATTAACTATGAAAATTGGTATATTTTTAAAAAGAGAAGATTATTATCAAGTTATTATTGATTGCTATCCTTTTTATAATAATTTATACAATTTTAATGATTATAAAAGACAACAAATAAAAATTCTTAAATCTAAAGGTCAATCTGATAATGCCATTAAAAAATTAGATGATAAAAAATATTTTAAAGATACTTATGATAGGTATATAAATGAAAATAAATATAGTATAGTTGCTGCTAGATTATTAATTAGTTATGAAACTGCTATTGTTGAATATCCAAAAGAAAAAGGTAATAGTAGTTGTATATATGATGGTTATTCAACGAAGGATGATAAAGGTATAAATTATTTTAGTTGTTTAATTAATGAATTAGATAAAAATTTGAAAAATGCTAATTTTAGTATTCGTCGTAATTATGATAAATTTAGAAGATTAAGACATATTAATGAATTATTTCAAATTAAATATAAATCAGATGTTCAAAAACGATTATCATCTAAAATTGATGTATTTAAAAATAAAGATATTGATTCTTTACTTAATTTTTCTAAAGAACCTAATAAAAATGATATTTATAGTAGATATTTCTTTTTAGCTCGTTCTATTATTAAAGATATAAATAGTATTATTTCTAAATCTGTCCTTCTTGATCCTTTAGGATTTACTGCTAATGTATGTTGTGATCAAACTTTAGATACTTTTACGGGTTATTATCAATTCATTAGTGATAAAGTTGATACTATTAATAAATATATTCAAGAATCTAATGAATTAGAAAATATTATGAATCAAACTATTTTCAAAGGTAATATATCTAGATTATTTTTAGGTGGATTCAGAAATACTTATACTAATTTATATATTCAATTAATTAAAGATTTACCTGATAATAATATTATTTTATATAAAGATTTTAAATTTAATCCTATTGATTATTCAAAAATCACTAAAAAATTAGATATTGATTTTGTTAATAATATTATAAATAATTATTTTAAATTATTACATAAAAAATTAGGAAGACTTATTAATATTGAAAAAATTAATTCTACTAAAAATAATATATTAAAAATAATATTAGTTCTTAAAACTAATACTGTTAATAATATTAAGTCTTTATTAAATAATTATTTTAGGAGATTTATATCAATTATAAAAAATCATAAAAATAAAGCTAAGGATATTAATAGAATTGTTTTTACTGATTCTGAAAATTCTAAAATTTTACAGGAACAAATATATAATAACAATGCTTTTATTGAAGAATATTTAAGTTATTCAAAAGATTTTCTTAATATTGAATTTGAAAATTCTTTTTCTGATATTGAAAATATTAATTTAGATGAATTTGATTTAACTATTTATCTTTTAAATTCTATTTTATTTACCGAATTAAATAAATTCTCTACTATTGGCTCCATGAATGTTAATAGATTTATTCTTAATATTTTTGATAAATTTATTGAAGATTATAATGATTTACATATGAATGATAATGAATATAATAAAATTGTAACCACTATAAAAGCTAAAATTGCTAAACCTGAAGAAGTTCAACAAACAGTTGGTGAAATTGATCATAAAGTTTCTATCTATGATGATATGTCTGATGAATTTGAAAAAGAAATTAAAGATAATTATAAAGATGAATACTTTAAAAAATATGGTAAATTTCCTACTGAAGATGAATTAGAATTATATAAAGAAGATTTCCAAGATGAATTATTAAAAGATAAAGATACATATGATGAATTTTATATGAAACAACCTAAAGAAGGTAATGAAGTTTTAGAAGTTGGTGATGATTTTGGTGAAATGCCTCAAGGAACTGAAAATGAAGGTGATGGTGTTCCTGATAATATAGATAATTATGATACTCCTAACTATACTGAGGAAGATTAATAAATGTGTAAAGCTATAAGAATCTAAAAATTATATATAAATATAAAATTATATATAAATATTAAATTATATCTAAAAATAAAAAAATAGTTAAAATGAAAAAAGCAAGAAAATTAAATAAAGAAAATTATTATGGTTATATTGAGTATAAAATTAATTTAGTAGATATGCATAATTTAAAATGTCAAAAATATGCATCTCAAATGAAATTTAGATTAAAAGAAGGAGATGGTAAATGTATATATAATATTGGATATAATGACGAAGGATTTCCAATAGGATTAAATGAAAATGATGCTAATATTTCATTAAATAATATTAATAAAATTATAGAAATAATTGGAGCAGAGATTAAATCAAAAAAAATATTTATGGCTGATTGTGGTATTGTAATAAATCTAATGATTATAATACCAATAGATAAACTTGGATATGATAGTGATATTATAGATTTTATTGGATAATTATATTTTGTTAAATAATTATATATAGATATATATAATCATGAATAATTTATATTATTTTATTTTGATATTTATTATAATTATTATTTTATTAACTAATTTTTATTATTTTAATCATAATAATAAAATAGTAAAAGAAAATATGTTTGATTCAGAAATTTATATGCATACACCTACTTGTAGTAATAATACTTTAATTTATAATATACCAACATTAGATTATATACAAAAAAATACCGTTACAAATGTTAAAAATCTTATATATTTTAATCATATTAAATTATTATTTGAACCATATATAATTTCTGGTGCTGCTG